ATTGCTCGGGACCATCGTACCAAGAACTTTCTTGGCTGTCGTGCATGACACGCACACGGTCGTGTCAGGGATAGCGGCCAATCGCTCGGGCGCTATCGGCTCGCCACACACAGAGCACTCCGAAGCCTCGTCCCACTTGTCGAAGTCTCGTTGGTTCTTGTCTGCCCACTCGTCCAACGTGGGCGCTACAGCCTCCGATGCAGGCTCCTGCACTTCGTTGGGCTGACGGCCAGGTCCGTACTGATACGTCCCGTCCGGTAGAACGTCACCGATGTAGCACTTGGGCAACCGCCTGTAGCTTTGAAGTGGTGCGGCCTCGGCCTTGGGTGGGGCCTCAACCTTCACAACCTTGATGTCCTCAGGCTTGACTCGCCGTCGTGTTACTGGCCGCTCGCCATCCCTGCGCTTGCGCGCCGTGGAGGGAGAAATCTTTTCCCCCTTTACTGCCCGCCCCATGAACTCCACAGGCGACCGCCTACGCTGTACCGACGCCTCACTCATAGCCTCTCTAGGCTCAGGCAACGGGAACGGTAGGTGGTCCTCCACCTCTTTGATGATGCGGTACGCCTGACGCACAGTCTTTGCGTTCTTGGCTCGCACCCAATGCGGTGGAGAGATCCTCTGGAGACAGGCGGGAACATACCGCCTGACCTCATCGCTCACTCTCTGGCTCCTGTCAAAGGGGGGAAATTTCATCCCGGGGTGGGGGCCCGACCCCCCTCAAGTCGGGCGTTTCTCTGGACTACATAGAAATATACCTAAAAACAAGTATTTTGGGAAGGACACCCAACGAGGGGGTAGATTTTGAGGGGTAGTGAGGAAGAAAGGGGGGAGAAACTTTCTCCCATTGACCTAACAAATCCCTAATGATATGATCCCGTATGCCTAACCCACCCACGATTACGCCCAAGCAGTCTGCTTTTGCAGGCTTTGTAGCGAAGGGACACTCCTATGCGGAGGCCTATCGCAAGGCGTACGATGCGAGCAAGATGAGCAAGCAGGTGGTGTGGAACAACAGCTCCAAGCTCGCCAAGAATCCACGGGTGAAGGAAGCTATCGAAGCGCTCAAGTCTGACACCAAGGTGGCCAAGCAAGCGCACGAAAAGCTAAGCAACGACTGGATTATCCAGAAGCTCAGGGCCGAAGCCGTAGACGGAAACAACTCCCCGTCCAACAGGATCAGGGCACTTGAACTACTAGGTAAGGCGGGGGGACTATTCGAGGAGTCCACCCACGTCACGTTCGAGAACCGGTCATCAGACGACCTAGAGAAAGAGCTGATGGACAAGCTCGCCATGTGGTCGTCGGCTAGTAAGGCATAGGGGTTAGGAACAGCCCTTAAAACTAGGTATAGGGGGGTGGGAGAAAACTTCTCCCCCAAAAACCTCACCTAACCCAAAGCCTTGGCGACCCGTACCTCATCCTGCCCCCTCTAGATGGGGGTACTGCTAAGCAAGGGGGAAAAATTTCTCCCCCCATTGCGCCGACCCGTACCTCAGCGCGACCCTGGGCGGGGTGGGGCGGGGCGGGTGGGGCGCGGGGCGAAGGTTGGAGGGGCCCCGACGCAGAGGTAGAGATACATCGAAGGTTGCGGGGACCTGTAGCTAACTAGTCTGAACAAAGACCTAGCTGAGCTTGCGAAGCCAGGTCGCATGTTCAGTCCTTTAGACTCGAACTTTGGGAGCGGAACAAAAAAAAGCGGGAGCCGGGTTATTAGCCCGGCCCCCGCCAGTGGTTAGAGGATTACTCGTTGCCCGTCGCAGGCGCGAGTCTCTGGGACTCCGGGACAACGAAGTCTGCGATGGCCTTGATATCGGCGCTGGTCTTGCCCAGCGTCCGGCCCAGCTCGGACTCGCGCCCTTTCAGGTGCTTGTCCAGCTTGTTCAAGGCCATGCGCTGACCCAGCTGGACCAGGGTGTCGTACGCGCTGTCGCCGGTACCCCAGCGGATGGTCGTGGTCTTGGTGCCGTCTTCGTGCTCGGTCCACTCGTAGTCATCCACAGCGCCCCGAAGAAGCCAGAGGTTCTCCGGCTCACCCACCGGGTGGACAACGTCCACCTTGACGCCGGTGACCTCCTGCTGGATGACCTTGGCGGCAACCCGGCGCACATCGGCCCACGAGGACCGGGCACCATCGGCGCTCGGCTTCATGATCGCCCTCACCTCTTCGGCAAGATCCGGGCTCTGGAGGGACCAGAAGATGTTTCTGACGTCCTCGCGCTTATTCGAGATGTTGGACCGGGCGTCCTTCCCGTACTGCTTCTTGCTCTTGGCCTTGCCGTTCCGGGACACTCGGACCCCGGCCTCAGACTTTCGATCCACGTCGTACTGGGCCTTACCGGCCTCGCGAGTCTTCTTGATGAGGCCGTAGTACAGGTCGTTACGAGCCTCCAGGACAGCCGCCCAGCCATCGTCGTCGTTGCAGAACCTGGCCTTGGGCTGGTGGTCCTTCGTCAGGAGGGCGTCAATCGCCTCCGTGAGGACCACCTGGAGATGGTCAGCCGCTCGCGTGTTCAAGCCGGCAACCGCTGCGGAGGTAATCCCCGCTTCGACTGAGGCCTGGACAAAAACGGCTGTGGACTCGCGAGTCGCGTTGTGGACGGCGAGAACCGCGGGTGAGGATGCTGCGTCATTCATACTGACTCCTCGGGGTCAAGACCCCGTTGAGTTGAAGGTGACTGCGGGGCGAATCCCCACAGTCGCACGAGAAAAGCCACCCAACCCGAAGGCTGGGTGGCTAAACCTCGCAAGGCTAGAAGGGCAGGTCGTCCTCCTGATCGTCGTCGTCCTCAGCGGCGAGAGGAGGCTCCGGCCACACGACGGGGACGTTCGGCAGGGTGTGGATGCCGGAGGTGTCGTCGCAGAGGATGCAGAGCCCCTCGGAGAAGAGGTGGAGGATGCGGCTTCCGCCGTTCCGGACGCGGGCGTCCTCGGCCAGCCGGGACTCTTGGTACGGGAATGTGTTGACGTGGCCGCACTGCGAGCAACTCTCAATCACGTTAATCATTCTGACTCCTCGGGGTCAAAACCCCGCTCGGGTAGACTCTGGTGCGCTCTCGCTCCAGAGATGGATCAATGGCAAATCGGCCACCGCCCTTGGCGGCAAGATATGTCAAGGTATGCTTCACCGCCTTGACATGTCTTGGATTTGTGTATTCGCGTGCTTCAAGCCTTGGCTTGAAAGCATCGCACACAAATCTGGTAACGCCATGGGACTTGCCGCAGGTCCCCTGCGGTGAGCCGGCGCTTGGATGGATTTGATGTAGTTATCAAAGCCATCCAATTCGCCGCCTCATTCGACTCCGCTCAGGATGGGTTGTTCTTTAGTCCTAAGAACAACTCATCCGTGCATGACATGGTTAAACAATCTCGAACGAGATTGTTTAGCCACCGATTTAAATTGAGGCATCTGTGGAGAGAGACTATGAAGCATTTTCACCTGTTTCCCGACAACTGATGGCTTCGAGGTAGTTATCGAAGACATCTCTGTGTTGTCGGTAAACTAGTGAAAGGTGCTGTGGCGGGGGGCAACTACCTCTATGCTAAGGCGGGGTGGAACCTGTATGTCGGGCAACGCCCGACTTCCTGTTAAGGGTCTACCCTAGGGGGGGGTAGTATCCCCCCAGTGGGGTAGACCCCCCTCTGCGCTTTGCGCCGCTGTTTTATATATAAACAGTGTTTTGCACATCCTACCACCAATTTTTGATAATGTCACGGCCCCGTTTAGCTTCTGTCACACAACCTAGTATTATCTATATAGATTTACTAAGTTTTTTAGATAGTTAATTACTATAGGTAATATTTATAGTACTATACTATAGATACTATATAGAGGGGGCTGATGAAAATTCGATTTTTGGGTATTGTTCTACTAGTGCTTGTGACCTGCTCGTGCACTGGGAGAATGGGCACCTGTTGGGAAGGGAGGGACCAAATCAACAAGCTGTGTGAGAATGTCCGGTAAAGGTGCCGTGGTTTTGGAGGACCTGGCGTATGTTTTGCCTAAGGCTGTTGAGGCTTATAAGGCTGCGGCGATCAGGAATAGGCCCAAGGAAGTTGGCTACACATCAGCAGACCTAACCCCGGAAGAGGTTGTTGAGATGTTTCCCACTTATTACGCTCTTCAGTCAGAGGGGAAGTTGAAGTTTGTCGGTCAGACGGCGGATGAGATTTTGGAAACCTACCTCGTCGAGCTAGGTTATGAGCGATGCAGCTTGAAATGGTTTGAGCTTGCCCACCTGGTCGTGAACATGGCCATTGAGGAAGGAAAGGATATTGAGTCGATCATCGGAGAAGTGCGGCCAGCCGAAAGAGGGAAACGGCAGTCAAGAAATAGCAAGCCACCTAAGACACATTTTACACCTTAATCATTCCGAAAAACTTCGTTTATACGGACAGCTTTTGCTTGCTTCTCAAAAAGCGCAGATGAATGACCGGCATGAAAAATCTGAACAC